TTTCCGATCGCACCGAATTGATGGTCCTCCACGGCACCGCCCAGGACAAGGAATATGTCCTGCGGGAAAGCCAGCTGGCCCAGGTCGCGGGCAGCGGCGGAGGGCGGAACGCGCCCCTGGAATTCAGATTCGAACAGGGCGGGACGCCCCTGAAGATAACCGAAACGGTCAAGGGGATCATCGTCCGCCTTATTCCCGAGCTGACGAAAAAGGAGCTGCTCCTGGTCCACCCGGCAGCGGTCAGAACTTTCTGAAAATAAAATGAAGAATTCGCTTGACTTCGACCTTCGGGAAAAATGGTTTTAGGGGCGAAAACATGAGCCGAACTTTTATCGCCTATGACAACCGATGGGAGACCGGGACCCTGACCTACTCGGCCCAGGACGTCGCCTTCCCGGCCGCGGATACGCAGCGCCGGTTTTTCATGAGGCCCTGGAGATCCGGAGCTTTGACCGGGCCCGATTATTTGAGCACCCCGGCACAAGCCGCCTTCCTCCTGCAGGCCATCATCATCCGAAAAACGAACCTGACCCCGAACGCAGCGGTCCAGGCCTTCGCCCTCCTGAACGGCAACCCGGTCTGGTCGGCGTTCATTCCGCCGGACAAGGACCTGATGACGAAATGGGTCCCGGGAATTACGGCCGACCAGGTCCGCCTGGAATTCACCGACGCCGCGAACCCGGACGGATACATCGAAGCCGGCTATGTTTTCGCGGGCCCGGTCTTCAACCCGGTCCGGGGATTCAAGCGGGGCCAGCCCGAAGTGGTCGATCTTTCGCTTTCGGTCCGGTCGATCGGCGGGAACCTTTCGGGGATCATCGGCAGCCAATACGAGAAAAGGACCTTCACCTTCCAGGCCACAAATGAGCAGCCGGCCTTCCGGGCCCTCTACGCGGACCGTGGCGCTTTACGGCCTTTTTTCTTCTGCGAAGACAGGCGAAACCCGACGATGACCAATACCCGGCTGGTCCGGCTGGCCGGATACAAGGAAACGCCGGTCGCGCCGCCCGCACCGCCGGCCACGGCCGCCTTTTGGACGATTGACCTGGACCTCGAGGATTCGCTGTGACCTTCGAAGAATTCTGCAAATTGCCCGACGCCGACAAGGTCGTCCTGGGGGAAGCCCGCCTTCCCTTCGAAATCACCCTGAAGACCTGGACGGCCGGCCCGGGATCGAGTTTTTATGCCGATTGCTCGGCGGAGGGCGAAATCGTAGCGATCGAGGAGGCCGGGGCCCCCTATTCAAAGCAAGCCAGCGCAGCCGCCTGCGGCGCCGCCTCGAGCTCGTTTTTTTATGACCATCCGCACGGCCGCATCTACGCCCGGACAAGCGGGGGAGACAGCCCCGCCGCCCTGGCCGGCGGGATCCCGAAATATTACCTGCAGGCATACACCTGGGTCGGCTTCACCGATCGCCAATTCGACGATGCGGACCGGATCATCTTCAAGCCCCAGGCCGCGGACAACCCGGTTTTTTACCTGCCCTACTTGAACAGCGCCAGCCTCTCCGCGATCGAGCAATCGGTCGGCGAATACCACATCGGAGACATGGGGGTCAATTTTGGCCCGGTTTCCTTTTTCAACGACGGCTGGTTTTATAGGGCAGCCAAAAAGTACATCCTCCATAATTTCGATTTGATCCTGAAGATCGGAGACAGGGGAAGCGCCTACGCGGACTTCGAGCCGGTCTTTATTGGCCTGGCCAGCGACCCGGACACAAATGATGAGACCTTCACGGTCCAGATGACGGATGCCCGATTCGGGACCCTCCGGGAACTTCCGCCCAACAGATTCACGGCAATCACCTACCCGGCCCTGGGCCAGAATTTGGAGGGGGCGGTCGTCCCGATTTTGATCGGCGAAGTGACCGGGATCCAGCCGCCCTGCTGCGATACGATTTCCCACACCTACAAGATCCACGACGGCGCTTATTTTGGGCCCATCGAAGCCATCACGAATATCCAGGTTGACGGATTCGCGGCGGCGGCCACGGTCGACCTGGCCTTCGGGGAATTCACCCTGACCGCGGACCCGGCGAACGGGGTCGTCACCTGCGACGCGAAGGGGGCCAAGTGCCAGATCGGCACCGGCCTCTATTCCGCATTCGCCGGCGATTTGGCTTATTACATCCTCCGGACCCTCAACGACTTTCCCGCAGCCAAGCTGGACGCGCCGGCCTTCCAGGCCCTGAGCATCGCCCGGACCCAAACCCTCGGCTGGTGGTTTAACGCCGCGATGCCGACGATGGACGCCCTCCGGATGTTGATGCGGAGCGCCGTTTTTCACGTTGTCCCGATGCTCGATGGAACTTTTACCGCCCGCTATTACCAGGCGGCCATCCCGAGCGGGACCCCAGCCTTTGATGACGTCGACCTGGCCGATTATTCAAACCAGGAAAAGACAAGCTCGGCCCAAATGCGGGTCGTCCTCGGCTACGGCTACCAGCCCAAAAGCCAGCAATATCTGCACGTTCAGGCCCCCGAGCCGAACACGGTCTATAAATACAAAATTTCGAGCACCCTGACGATCGACACGATGATCCAGGGCCCGGTCGACGCCGGCCTGATCGCGGCCTTTTACCTGGCCATGAACAAGCGGCCCCCGAAATATGTAAACCCGGACCTGCCGGCCGCCGCCCTGGGCATGATAGCGACGGACAAATTCATCCTGAGCCACGCGGTCCGGACGATCGACGATCAAACGATCGCGGTCGAGGCCGCCGCCGTTTACAGGGCCCTGAAGATCTCCAAGAATATCCACACCGCCCGGGCCCAAATTTATGGGATAAGCGATCTCATGGCGGCCGGGCAATTCCACGCGGACGAAGCCCACCTCGACAACCATCAGGACGTCAGCCATCAGGACAGCCCCCACGGCGACTGGCAGGGCCATAACGATCACCAGGACGAAGTACTGCACGGCGATTTTCAGCACGATGACACGGTCCACACCGACAACCCCTACGGAGACCAAGGCATTCCGCATCACCATACCGACACCCCCTACGGGGACCTGACGGTTACCCAGCACGTTCACACCGACACCCCCTACGTCGACGGCGGGCACAATGGGCACGGCGATTCCGGCCATTGGGATGACCCCCACTACGACGTCCCGCACGAAGACGGGCACGGCGACCTGGGCCATCAGGACTCCCAGCTATGACGGTCGCCATCAAACCGATCCCCTGCGACGGCCTCTGCGCCTCCTGCTATGAGGCCCCGGTCCGAAGCCACACCCGGGAGCCCTTCGACGCGGCCGCCGTTCTGGCCAGGGTCGACCGGATGATCGAGGAGCACAAGGCCAACCCGGACGTTCATAAAGACCGGCCGACGATCCACGGCGGGGAGCCCCTGCTCATTCCGCCGGCGGAGCTCGAGCTGCTCCTCCAGCGGATCCACGGCGCCTGGGGAACGACGGCGGTCCAGACAAATGCGATCCGCCTGGACGCCAGCCATATCGAGATGTTCAAACGATACCAGACCGCGGTCGGGGTCAGCCTGGACGGAGACACCGGCAGCCTGAACCGGGGCCGCTGGAACAGGCCGCCGGCAACCCCCGATCTGGCCGAGAAAATGACCCGGAAGACGCTCGAGAAAATCGAGGCCCTGACGAAGGCCGGGGTCCCGGTTTCCATTATCGCCGTTTTGAGGAAATACAACGCCGGGCCCGGGCGGCTGATCGAATTTGAGAAATTCGCCCTGCGCCTCGGGGCCGAATTTGGGATCCATTCGATCCGGATGAACGAAGCCATCGTCCAGGACCCCAGCCGGCGGGAGGAGGAGGAGCTGACGCCGGAGGAGCTGAGCCTCGCCTTCCTGAACCTGGCTGGCCTTTGCCTGGCGGACCCGGAGCGGACCTGGCTGCCGTTCCGGGACATCGTCGACCTTTTGACGGGCCACGAAAACGGGACCTGCGTCTTCAACGGCTGCGACCCCTGGAAGACCGGAGGGGAACAGACGATCATGGCGGACGGGTCGACCGGGGGATGCCTGAAGACAGGCGCCGGACCGGACGGCCTGCAGGCCCCCCAGCCGCGCCTTTACGGGCGGGAAAGAGACAGCCTCCTGGCCATCCTCCCGGAAGCCCATCAGGGATGCCAGGCCTGCCGCTATTGGCCGATCTGCCGGGGAGGATGCCCAGGCACCGGGGCCGCCGGCGATTGGCGGAACAAGACCCGATTCTGCCCGGCCTACAAGGCCCTCTTTTCCTGGACGGAGGGCAGGATCCGGGGCCTCCTGCCGAATTTCCAGAGCCCCCTGGACATGAAAACCCCGAGCTCGGCCGCCGCCCTTTTTTCGATTTCGGGGAGCACCTGGCAAGCCAAGGACCGGAAGACGGCCGAGGAAATCGAAAGAGCCCATCTGGCCGCGCCGGCGGCCGAGAAAAGGCAGAACCGGCCCCATGGCGATCATTGGGATTCCGCGAGAGGGAAAAAGTGATTCTCCCCATCGAACTGCCGTCGACCACCCGGATCGTTTGGACAAGCGAACGGGCCCGGGAGGCCTGGGAGGCCGGGCTCGAGGACGCCCGGACGGCCGTTTCCCGGCTGGAGATCGAGAGCGTCAAGGCCGGGCAGCGCATCTGTAGCTGGCAGACGATGGACGAAGCCGAATACCCGGCCTGGGCCGCAACGCAGGCCGAAGCCGGGCTGATTACGATCGCGGTCCGCCGGAGCCTCCAATTCCAGGGATTCGCCCATCGATTCGAGGACCCCCAGCCAGGCCAGCCGGCCGCCGTGAGCGCGATCCTGACCCGGGACTTCGAGGCCGGCCGAGAATTCCTGGCCGCCTTCAAAGCCGGAGACATGGAGACACAAGGCCGCCTGCTGGGATACCCGGCCTGCTGCCGGGCCGCCTTCCGGGAGAATTGGGCCGCCGGGATTTATGACCCGATATGGGAGGCCGGCCTGCAGACGCCGCACCTGGAGGCCCTCGAGCTGGAAGGGCCGATCCGCGCGATCCGCCTCCAGGAAGACCTGGCCCTTTCAAACCCGATGCTGAGATACATCGGCCCGCGGCCGGGTTTTCACATCCCCCATTCTTTCAACTGCAGGGAAACCGCCCGAGCGGCCGAGGAGCGCCTCGAGCTGGCAACCGCGGACGAAAGGACCCTGATCAAGGCCCTCCTGGCCATGCCGATGAGCTGGGACGCCTACCACGGCCTGGCCGTTATCCGGACGCCGATTTTTTACATAATCACGAAGACCACCCCCAGGACGGAGCGGCTGATCATTGAAAAGCCCGGGACCTTTTACCCGGCCGAAGCGGCGACGGGTTGTATTTTCCCCTTCACCGGAGGAAAATAAGCCATGCCCGAATTCGTCGAAGTAAACGCCTTCCGGGAAACGATCCGGATCCTGGAAGACCAGATCAAGGCCATGGCGCCGGGATCCGTGATCGTCGCGGGATTCGAGCCCCTGATCACGGCCGGGGCCGCCGGCCAGGTTTGGACGGGCAATAAGACATGGCAGCAACCGCGGCTGGCCGACGCAAATCTCTCGAATTTCCTGAACATCGTCTGGAACGAAGACCAAGCCGCGGACCAAAGCCTCAACCTGATCACCGGAGCGGCCAACCGGACGATCACCCTGATCGGAGACCCGACGCTTTCGGACTGGTTTGACCAAGGGGTCAAGGTCGCCTCCAGCCCGAAATTCAAGGAGCTGACGCTGGGCCCGAACGACGCCGCCCCCGAAACGAAGCTGATTTATAAGGCCTTCTTCGACAGCCCGACGAACGCCCTCGAGCTGACCGCCGGCTGGGTCGTTGGGAAAGGGAGCGGGGCCCCGACAAGCGGAAGCCCCGACGTCCCAACGGTCCGGGGGACGGAATGGGACCTGGATACGCACCAATTCATCAACCCCCTGGGTTTCGCGCCGGACCCCAGCGGCTGCCACATCGGCGGACTCCTTCTTTTTTCGGATACCAGCGACGGGAAAATCAAGGGATTCAAAACAAGCGACGGATCGCTGGATGGGCAGACCGCCGCCCATGGGCTCGTAAATGTTAAGGGAATTTGCGCGGACGGGACACACTTTTATATTTGCGGATTTGAGAACGGCGTCGGCGCCCATATTAATAAATATTTGCTTTCCAGCTACGCCCTGATTTCGACCTGGAGCCCGCCCTTCCCGACCGTCATGTTCCCGATCGGCCTGCAGATCGCCGGCGGGGTCCTTTACATGGGAGACAGCGGCCTGAAAAAAATGTTCACCGTGAACGCCTCGACCATGATCGGAACCGGCACCTCGATAGATTGGCCCGAATTTTCGCCGGGCAATAAATGGATACTTTCTTTTTTTGTAATCAACGGCGCCGGAACCACCATCTGGTCCGGAGCGGATAACGGAACCGAAAAACACCTTCTGAAAATGGACGCCTCCACCCTGGCCGTCCAGGTAGACGGCGGCTGGAAGCCACAAGCGGAAACCTTCTATGGGATGCAACCTGCCCTCCGCGAAGAAAACGGCCAGCAGCGCCTCTACGGCGGGTACGGGAATTCGGCCTGCAAGGTCGATCCGGCGACCTGCCTGAAATATTATTCGATCGCGAAGGTCGGCCATACCCTCGCCTGCGTCCGGCAGGACGGAACTTATTTATACGCCGTTTATTCGGACCCGGCGACGGGGATCGATCGCCTTTTGATGAACCCACTCGGGAACCCGAGCACGGAAGACGGCATCCTGGAATTTTGGGTCAACCGGCTGGGCACGATGACGAAGGCGGCCTGGTACGACGCCGCGGACCTTTCGCTTTCGATCGAGGGGCCGATCTATTCCTTGATCACAACCGGGACCGCGCCATTCCAGCCGGCCTCGGCGACGATGTGCCCGAACCTGAACGCCGATCTTTTGGACGGCGTCCACGCCTCCAGCCTCGCCCCTTCCACGGCGAAATACATCCTCCAGCAGCCGGCCACAGGCCTGAGCGATGCCCAGGCCCTCTCGGCCCTGGCGACAGGGATCCTGAAAAGCACAACCGGGACCGGGGTCCTTTCGATCGCAACCGGAGGGGACCTTCCGAGCCATTCCCATGCCATGGCCCTCGATGACCTTTCCGACGTCGCGGCCGGGGCCCCGAGCGACGGCGACGTTTTGACCTGGGTCGCCGCCCGGAGCGATTGGGAGCCCGCCCCCCCGAGCCCCGGAGGATCCGGCGGAGGCGGCGGAGCCTTCACCGATCTGACAGACGCCCCGGGGACTTACGCCGCCGGCGACGCCGGGAAATTCGTCCGCGTGAAGGCAACCTACGACGGCCTGGAATTTGCCGCGGTCAGCGGGGGAGCGGTCGCCGACGATGACGTCGCCTTCCTGGACGATTTCGTCGGGACCTCTTTTGACTGGATGTGGCGGACCTTCGGGACCGGGAGCGGAAAGACGATCGCCCTCCCTGGCGATAAGGTTTCGATCGCCGTGAGCGAAGGCACGAACGCCGACTCGGGGAGCGGCAACCAGGTCGGGTTTTACACCGGCTGCGCGGCCGAGCCCAGCGAATATATCGCCAAATTCAGCAACATCATCCTGGGGAAAAATGGATCAATTATTTTATTTGTTTTGACCGACCCGGCGGCAATCCCGGGGCCGAACCAAGGGGTCTTATATTATTATTATGGCGACGGAACCGGGACCCATTTATTCTATACACTCAACCCGGGAGTCGTCGGATACGGCGGGACGGCCACAAGCACCGCCTCTACGATTTACCTGAAAATCAGGATGCTCGGCGGACCCCTGAAAAACCAATTCACATTTTACTGGTCGACAGATGGGGCGGCCTGGACGCAGGCCGAGCAATCCGCCGGGGTCCCGATGGTTTTTTCCAACCTCGCCGGCAATACCCAGCAACCCTTCTGGGCCGGCGTTCTGCTTCAAAATTGGAGCGACGGCGGGAGCTACCACGCCGTCTCCTGCGACGTCGAATGGTTTAAAATGACCCGCCCCAGGGGGATCCGGGCATAGGGGAAAAAGGAGCACCATGAACCTACTCTGTAAATGGTTTGGAATTTTCTGC